AACAACTGGAATGAACTCCGCACCAAGTTCAACATCAGCAGTCACAACAAAATAATCAGTTTCATTGTTATTGTTTGCATTAACAACACTTATTACATCACCTTCATAAATCCTGTTACCTTCGTATGGTGGAATGTTTATTTGTTGAACAACGTGATTATCAGGAAAAAATTCTTCAATAAATTCAACCCCCTCAAAAACGCCACCATCGTCAATGACTCTATTTTTTTGGAACACTGCATAAGTGTCTGATGAATTTAACATTGGTGTAAGTTCTTCAATACCTCGATAAATTCGATTTGTATTTTCTGCAACTTCACCATTGTTTATGTCAATATCATCAGGATCAATAATGTCTTTTATTCTTTTAATTGCAACACCAGTTCTTGCAGATATTTGTTCAAACCATTCACCGCTTACCTCATCCATTCCATAATCACGTGTGCAGCCACTAAACACATAAACCTTGTCATTGTATGCCAAAGATTGGAATGGATAATAATCACCGACAATTGTACTCATTAACTTTTCAACTGGCTTTGTCTGTAATGACATTGCTTCCATAACACGTGCATATGATAATGGTGGGTATGTGTCAAAATCACAATCCCATTGTGTTGATTCAACCAAACTAAATGATTGTGCATTATTATAGTTTTCATCAATCTGAATTTTTGCAATAGTTGATGTTCCAATTTCAGAGTCAACAATAATCAAAGGATCAAGTTCAACTTCCTTTGTATAAAAACCGCTTGGATTTTCTACTTCTAAAGTCATTGTGTTTTCATCATCACTTGTTAGTTCAGGAAACAACACTTGCACATTGTCAATATAAAATGCAACACCAGTGTCAATTGGTCCATTATATGTAGCACTTACTTTTACAATCATGTTATCCGCTTCAAAATTTATTGCTGGTGTATCAAAAAAAACATATGTATCACCACTTGTGTTTTTTACAATTTTAGTCCATTTTCTATTTGTTGAATTTGGATCATCATACCATTTACCCTCAAGTTGTGGTGCATTACCTACACCTTTGATGTATCTATTGCCACTATAAATTTCTAAATCAATATTTGTTGAATAATTTGCAAATTGTAAATTACCCAAACGAACACGCATCCCAACCCTTATATGACCAACACCGTCACTTTTTATTGTTCCTATGTTTGCAGATATTGATTGTGAAACACCAGTTCCAAATACAAACAAACCAGCTCCAAATGTAAGTTTACCTTCAATGTGTTGCTTTGCTAAAATTCGTGTTCGATATGCTCCAGCAAAATAGCCAAATGTGCCACCAGCTAATATGTTTAAATTTTCACTTCCAGAATTTCCAACTGACTTTTGATGTGTATATGTGTCATTTGTATATGTACCATTTTTTAAATACTCACGATATTTGATTGAACTTGCATCAAAATTTCTTACTTGTTGAATCCAATAAACACCATTTGCATGGTATATTCGACAACTAAACAAATCCATCAATCCTTTAAGTGCATCATAATATGATATGTATTGAACTGGATTTTCGTTTGTATCACCGATAAACATATTATCAGGAATATATGTGTAATCAATTGGTGAATCATCCGTTGTTGTTGTTGCCTCAAGTACACGTGATGAATATTCAATTGATTCACGAATGTAAGCATCTGATGAACCCCAAAATTGTTTGAGTCCAAGAATGTCAAGAATTTCAAATATGTTGCTTTGTATTTTATTGACTGATAATGTTGTTTGTGTGTACTCGTATTTTTTAAGTGCATCAAGTCCATCAATAGCTTTGAATGTATATGGTCTTGGTTTGTCAATGTTTGACCATTGAACAAGGTCCATTACAATAATACCAGCCCAATCAAGTTCCCAATCCGTTGTGTAACGATAAACTAATAATTTAAGTTTGTTGTCTTGTGTGATTTGGTATTGCTCAAAGAACCTATCAAAGTAACGATCATCATTAGAAAAAGTCACTGATGTACTTGATGACTTTATTGACCCAAGTATTTCATCTCCTTCACCTTTCCATTCAGTTTTTAAATCAATTAAATCAGGGTTAAATGTTGGTTTAAATTGGTTTGCAACAATGTCAGATGAGCCAATATGTGTGTATGATGCTGAATAACTTTGGTTAGTTGTTATTTGTGTAGTGATTCCATTTGAAAAAATACCAGTGACATTTGCAGATTGTGTTGATGAACTTGTGTAAAGTAATAAGTCTTGACCTATTTCTAAATAATCACGCCAATCTTTATTGATGTAAAATGTGTTACCAGTTCCGCCAATTATTTCAACCTTTGGAAGTCCGTTGTAATCATCACCAAACAATTCAACTTTGTATCGTGTGCCATTGTTAGAATATAACTCACTGCTAAATATTACACCACTCATTTGTTATCTTGTAAATCCTTTTTCTCTATTTTGAACCAGTATCAAATCACGTCCTGAAATCTTTGTTTCCAATGCAATTGGTTGTGTGTTCATTGCACCCATTCCACCGCCACCAGCCATTGATGGCATTGGTGCAGTTCCACCGCCACCAGTGTCAATTCCTTTTTTACTTAAATTTGATATTGCTGCACCAGCTGCAACCAACGCAATACCGCCAAGAATTGCAACCGCTGGATTCATTGTTTTGATTGATGCTTTTAACATTGCTTGTGCAATACCCATTGCAATCATAGCCTCACCAAATTGACCCATAAACTTGCCAATTGAATCAAGTAACCCACGACCAAAATCTTCAACCCTTGATTTCATAGAAAAACCTTTTTGAATTTCAGCAATTTTTTGTGCCTTTTCTTCTTCAATTTTAGTTATATCTTCACCATTTTGCCTTGCAGCTTCAATAAGTTTATTATAATGATCTTCAGTTTGTTTTAGTTGGTCACTCATCATTGCACCTGATGTGAATGCATCACCTAAAAATTCACCAAGTTGAACTGCACCTTGTTGAACTAAATTCTGCAACCCACTTGAAAGTGCTTCACCAATTTGTTCGCCAATTGAAACAAACTTATGTTTTGCAGTTTCAGTTTTCTTTTTTAATTGTTCAGTAATTTTATCAACATTAACAACTGGAATGATTTCAGGTTGAAACCCTTTCATGATGTCATTTATTTGAGCCTTTAAAGTTGATACTTTTTTTGTTGCTTCTTTTGGTGAAAGTAGTTTTTCAGGAGTTTTTGTTTTGCCAGTTTTTAGACCTTCAGGAGTAACACCAAGAACACTATCTTTACCAACTTGTGTCAAACCAGTGACTTCTTTTTTAATACCTTTTAATGTTTCCTTAAATGATTTTAGTTCCTTTGTTGCTTCACGTGGTTCAAGTTTAAACTTATCAAAGAACTCATCAACACCAATATCAATACCAAATAACCCAGCAAACTTTGCAAGTCCTTTTGCTATTGTTTTAACCGCATCAAGTGTGTTGTTTGCAATCTTAACCCATAAATTATAAAAGAAATCTGCAAAGAATTGTGCATTGTCTTTTACATACATAAACACCGCAACAAGTCCAGCAATTGCAGCACTGATTCCAACAACCCACAAAATAATGGGATTTGCCATCAAAGTTGCAAGTGCTAATTTTATACCACCAATTGCAAATGCTAATGGTCCAAGAACCGCAACTAATCCAGCAAACACAGTGATTGCAGTTTTAACATATGGATTTACATTCGCAAATCTCATTGCAATCTTTGAAAGTACTTCAGCAACAAATCCAACTGCTGGTGCCATAATTTCACCAAACGATATTGCAAGTCCTTCCGTTGCTGATTTTAAACGCATCATTGAACCTTCAAGTGTATCATCCATGATTGCTGCCATATCTTTGGCAACGTTAGTTTGTGTTTTGTATGCCTCTGTTAATGGATCAATTTGTGAAGCACCATCCGCTAAAATTAATAATGCCGCTTTTGCACGATCACCAACTTCACCTTCAGCATCTGCAAGGTTTAAACCAGTTGCTGCTAATTCTTTTAATGCTACGTTTGTTGGCTTCCCACTTGCTCCAATTTCTGATATAATTTTTTTAAGTGCTGTACCTGCTTGTGACCCTTTTATTCCGTTATTAGCCAATACACTAAGCATTGCACTCGTTTCTTCAACAGAAACTCCAGCCGCTTTTGCAATTGGAGCAACATATTTCATTGACTCCGCAAATGAATCAAGATCCAACGCCGACGATGAAAATGAATTTGCCATTACATCGGTTAGATGCACCATTTCGGTTGCCTCCAAACCAAATGCACGCAATGTTGCCCCCGCAATTTCTGCACTACGTGCCAAATCTTCACCAGTTGCAAGTGCAAGGTCTAATGTTGCCCCCGTTATTTTCTCAATTTCATCGGATGAAAAACCAAGTTTTGAGTAATTCAACATTAAATTAGAAACTTCCGATGCACTGAATCTTGTTGCAATTCCTAAATCCTTTGCAAGATTTGTCAAGTTTTGAAAGTCTTGACCAACTGCACCGCTAATGGCTTGGACCTTTGCCATTGATTGTTCAAACGTTGCAAACGTTTTTACTGCAAGTCCGCCCATGATTGCAATTGGTGCAGTCAACGACATTGTCATTGATTTACCGATGGACTGCATTTTTCTTCCTGATTTTCGCAGTTCCCTTTGTAAGTTTTGACTTGAATCGCTAAATGCTTTCAGGTCAAATATTGCAGCGAAATTTATAGTTTTTTTTGCCATTTATTTGAACCAGTTTGGTTTTAATTTTTTTAATTTTTCAATTTCTGCTTTTGTGTATGGATTTGATTTTGTTCCTTTTTTACCGCTTTGTTCTTCCCACTCAAACTTCATTAAGTCTTGTGGTCGTTTCATTGTTTTTTGCCCTTGTGATTTTAACGTTACATATGAAACCAATCTTGCAGTTTCCCACAATGATCTTGCATTTATATTCTCGTTTAAACGATGACCAATGTACGCATCCCAAATGTCAACCATCGAATAATTATCTAAACACAAAGGAGTTTGTTTCAACGCACCTAACACAAACCCCCTTATGAAATTAATCAATGGCAATTTTACTTTTTTGCTTCAACCTTTAAATTACCCAATGCACTCAAATCATTTTGCATTGCTTCAGTGAATACACTAATTAAACCCATGTCATCATCAATTGCATCAATTATAAAATCTTTTGTGACCTTTTCACCTGATGCCTTCATTCCAGCATATGCAATTTCAACAATCATGTTCATTGTCACATTTTCACCCATTTCTGAAATTGATGAACCAGTTTCTTTTTCATACATTAACAATGCTTTGAAACCGAATTTAAACTTGTACTCTTTGTTATTAATTTTTATCATGCTACAAATATAAAAAAAGGAGATGAAGTTACCCCCATCCCCCATTTCTCACAATATAACAAAAATCAATTTCTTACACAGTTGCTTTTGTCACTGCACCAGTTCCTTCAAATGATACTGAAAATGTGCTTGATTCTTCAAGTCCATCAGTTTTTTCAAGTGATGTGATGTAGCATGAGCCACTGTATTCGGTATCGCCAACCACGTCTGTTGTCCATGTTACAGTCACCAAAGTTCTTGCAGCAAATGCATCATATAAATCTTCATATCCATAAGTTGCATCTTCAGCAAAAAATCCTTCAGCTGAACCACTGAATGATTTTTGACCCTCAAGACTTTCTTTCCATCCTGATGAATCCTTTGTACTTGCATCTCTTGTTGACATATCAAATGTCAATGAGTTTGATGTTAAGTGTGCTATTGTTGTTCCAGCAACTTGTATTTTTGCTAATGTTCCGTTTAATATTCCAGTTGAAGCCATTTCTTTTATTCTTAAATTTTATACAATATTAATTATTAGATTTTTTCTTCTTTGTAACTTTTTTAACTTTTGGTTTTTCCTCATTGTCCATTGCCACTTCAACAATGTGTTCAATTTGTTCTTCGTATGTAAAACCATCAAGTGCTTTCGCAACTTTCAAATCAATTAATTCCTTGCCTAATTTATTGGAAACACGCAATTGTGATCCTTCAGGCAATGTTCTTGTATGGATTGCATAATCCTTTGTTAATTCTATTCTCATAAATTTAATTTTTTAACTTTTCTTTGTATATACTTTGTAAGTTCTGCACTCGCTTGTGTGTATATTTTATCACTCATTTCATTATATGTTTTTTGAATGAAATTCTTTTTACCAGTTGGATTGTTGATGTGTTTACCAACACCATATTCAATCCAAAACGCATAAAAACCATCATGCTTTTTTGCACCTCTTCCGTATCTTGGACCAACCAAAACACGTGCAATATGTTTCAAAGGTGATGTTTTTATTGCAAGTGAATTTTTAAGTTCTTGTGGTGGATATATTGTATCACCAACTTTTATTTCTTTTGTTCGTTGATTTGGTGCATTTTGTCGCATCTTTTCAAGAACTGGTTTCATTTGCCTTCTTAATATTTTCAGCAATTCAGACCTTTTTACTTTATCATCTGACAATGATTTGATTTCAAGTGCAACTTGATCAAAACCTTGTATGTCAAACTTTATCATAGTTTTTTATTTGCACTTATCATCAGACCTTCACGACCAAGTTCTTGAATGTCAAGAATGTCATAATATTTTGAATTGTAAACAATACGCATTGATTCATCAATTCCATCAAAGAACCGAATCTTAAATTTGACCTTGCTTGTTGATGTCACTTGGTCCGCTTCAACTTTTTCATTACCCAAACCACGCTGCACATTTGCAAACGTTGTGTGATACGTTGACCAACTTGCAGTGTATTCACCAATTGAATTGGTTGAAAACGTTTGTGACTCAATTACAATTTTTCTATCTAAACGACCTATGTTCATATTTCAGTTCGTTGGCTTACCATTGACATTTGGAATTTTGTTCCGCGAGATAGGTTGTGCATATTGCTTCCTACAATTGTTGATTGTCTATTTTCAAAGAAATCCGAAACTATCATTCGCAATGCTTGTTTAATCATATCATCAGTATTTGCCAAAGTTGTTATTTCAATCTCAATTGGAAAGTCACGATCATATAAGTTTGGCAAATTGTCCTTCATTTCTACATATGAATAAAGTCCATTTGTTGCAATGTATTTTGATGAATCCAACAATGTCCTTGTGTTGTTAGAATCATAATAGTAAATTGAAAAGGTATCCAAAGGATTGACATCAATTCTGAAATCATCCCATTCTATCATGTACCCAGTCACACCGCCTTTGATAAGCAAACCAGCTTCGTTCCATAACATCAAGTGTGCAGATGCTATGTAATCGTTTATTAAATCATCAAACGATGAATCCAATATATTTAAATGTCTTTTAGCCTCAACCAAAGTCAAACCCCAATTGACCTCTGGTGTGTAGCTTGTTATTTTTTTGTTTCTTATCATTTGCTTTTTAAAAAAAAAGAGGATGGGCAAAACCCACCCTCTTAATATATTAACTAATTACTATAAATGAATTATCCAGTGTATCCACCCACGCTGATTGCAGCATCTTGTACAAGTGCAGCATCCCAGTATGAGTTTAGGATTAATCTATTTGTTCCGCTAACCGCTTGTGTGTATGGATCAACCAAAATTTCAACTCCACCGAATTGGCAAATTTGAACTTTTGAGAAGTCACCATAGTAAGCAACTGGATTAGTTATGTCAGCAATTTGGTTTGAAAACTTCGCCATTACTCCCATAATCATTTCGTTAATGATTAATGGATTAACACCACTAACTTGTGCAGCCGTATAAACTTCAGTAAACAAATCATTTGAAATTGCAAATCCTAAATTACCTCTATTGTGGTTATTAGATTGTACTTCCTCAACAAGTGCCATCATTAATGATGTAATGTTTGCATTTGTAACTGGAGTTTTTCCGTTACCTAAATAATCATAAGAACCATTTGCAGAATCATCAGTAAACAAAGCATATTCAACTTTAGCACCAACCGCTTGTGCGATTGAGTTTCTCAATGCAGTTTCAAGTGATTCGTTGTGCTGCATACTTGCTTGTTTACTGTAATCAACATAAGATGCAAGTCTTTTTGGAGCAAGGTCTTTTTTACTCATTGCAGAACCACCATCAGCAGCTGCATCAGTTTCACCTTCCCATTGAGTAGTAACTGCACCCAAGATTGGAATACGTTGGTCAGTTGTTGAAGTTACACGAGTAACACCAAGGTCATCAAGAATTGTGTTTGCATAAACTGCATCAACAAAACTTTGAGTTTCAACTCCACTTGTTCCGTTTTCAGTAACAACCGCACGATTCAAAATCATTGATGGTATAACAACACCATTTGCACTTCGACCAATTGCAGTCATTTCTTTTTGACCTTCTTGAGCCATTTCTAATTCAACACCATCAAGTTTTTCACCATATGCTGCTCTTACCGCTTTACCAAAAGAAAATTCTCTTACTATTTCTTTTTCTTCTTTGCTTTCAGTCACTACTGGACTTCCGCCTAAATTTGCTGCTTTCATTCTTATTTCTTCTTCTTTTTCTACTTTTGGAAGTTCATCAACTAATTCAGTTAATCTTTCCATGTTTGTGTCAAATGACACTTTTTCTTCTTCAGAAAAATCTCTATTTTCATCAGAAACTAAATTTTCAAGAGCATCAAGGGCAACTTTTACCTCACCGATTTCTTCTCTTATTACTTTACTATTTCTCATTTTCTAAATTTTAATACTACAAAAATCAATTATTTGATTATAGGTACTTTGTAACAATTTTAACTTTGTTATAATTACGCAAAGCTGATTTTGTTTCAAGTCCCATTTCTTGTTCAACAATTTCTTCTTCAACCTCAAGTGATTTTTTAAGTTCATCAACTTGGTCCGCACTTCGTTTAAACGCATCACGATTTGAACCAGCACTCACAATTGACCACTCCACCAATTCTTGACGTGTGAAATAAATTGTGTTTCGATCCTCATCATCTTCTTTGCCATAACGATATTCATGCGGTATTGCTCCAACACTTGCCATCTTTAAAATACCATCTTGCATTTTATTAAATACTTTGTCAGCCAAAGGATTGTTTCCTTCACGTTCAAATGTTACTTCACCAATCAACGCATCACCATCCCTAAACACACGAGATGTTCCAATGATAGTATCAGGATTTGAACCACTTACTTCATGATTATATCCAACAATTGGATTTCTGTCATAAGTTGACAAGTCCCATCCATCAAGTTTGAATGATGTTCCATGTCTATCAATGGATTCGGTTGATATTACAAATTGTGCAGTTCGTTCTACTTCGTTAATATTTCGAACCTCTGCAAGTCTTTCAATTTTATTCATTATTATTTTCCTTTTTATAATATTCTTTCATGTCATCAATAGGTATTCTATTGATTTGCACATAACGTTCATCACCATTTTCAATTGGATTTCTATCCTCTAATTCAAGTACATCGTTAATGCTATATGCACCAATATCAGTCATCAATCGATAATATTCACCTTTTGTTTTAACATCAGTTCGAAGAAGTCTATCAACATTGTGTTTGAAATAATGGTCAATTTTTTCCGTATCTTTTAATAATTTTCGTCTATATTCTTGCTCAATCTTTTCAATCCACGTTCCAATTGAATAAGTCACAAATTCAATTGATTGGTGTTCAATGTTTGAAAACGTTGAATTTTCCATCTCATTGATCATGTGTGATGGTATTCCAAGTATTGTTGCAATCTCATTCTTTTGGAATTTACGTGTTTCTATAAATTGAGCATCTTCAGGAGGCAAACCTATACGATGATATTTTGAACCAGCATCAAGAATTGCAGTTCCTCTTGTTCCATTTGGTCCATAGTTTGCAGTCCATTGTTGACTAATTGCATCTTTTGTTTCAGGTTTTAAAACACCAGCATATTCAATAAAACCATCTATTCTTGCTGATTTGTTATAAAAGTCAGCACCATAATCTTGTGCTGCAATTGATAAACCAAGATTTTGTTTGTGTGCTTTTATTGCCGAAAGTCCAACAACTGGATCAACTCCAAACCCTCGAAGATTTATCATGTCAGCATCTTTGACAAGCAATGATTCAGTTTCATTGTATGCTTCCTTAACCTGAACCTTCCAATAAATCTCATCATCATATTTGATTGGCTCACATTGTTCACGTGTTACATTGACCAATGATGTTGGTGTTCCGAACTGATCACGTTCAATGATTGCCAAACCATTACCATGATTTATTGCCGATGTAATTAATATTTGTGTGAAGTCAAATGAAATTGATTCGTAGTTTGCTTCAGCATTTAATAAGTATTCAGTTGGATGTGCAACAATTTCACGCCTTCCGTTTTGTTTGCGAAAAACCTCAACTGGCAACATTGCCACTGATTCGGTAATTCTTCTTACTCCAGCCCAATACGCAGACAATCCCATTGCAGATTGTTCAGTGACTGGTGTTCTTCCAACCATACCGCCAAAATGAGCATTTAGAAAACCCTTTTTTTCTGACAATACCGGATTGATTCGTTTGATTTCAAATCCAAATAAATTCACTAATGCAAAAATGAAACAATACTTTTTTATAAATATGTAAAATATTTAACTACTTTTTTTTAAAATTAATTGATTGCAATGCTTTAAATGATTGGTAGTTTCTGTGTGGTTTATAGTCAGGTAAATAAATATTGATTTCTTTGACACATTGATCATAAGCCATTTTGCGAATCTTGACTTTTTTTAAATGCTTATGAAACAAGTCATCAATGCCTTTTGTCACCGCATCAATTATTTCTTCAGGAACTTCAATCTCACGATTGTTTTTGTTTGACAAAATAACACGATACGAATCAAAGTCTTTGTAATGTTTAAAATGTGGTGCATATTTACGAACCAAATCAAGTGCAGCATCATAGGCATCTTCACTTGTGTGATGTTTTAACATCTCAAGAAATATGAAATCAAAGTTTCTTTTATTGTTTAGGACATCATATATTTTTTTTGGAATTTTCATATTTAAAATAGTTTATATTCCAATTGTTTTATCCTATTGCTTGCTATGTTAAAGTAATTGTCATCCATTTCAATTCCTATTCCGTTTCTGTTAATGTTTTGACAAGCTACCATAGTACTGCCAGAACCCATTGTTAAATCAACAACCAAATCATTTTCGTTACTAAAAGTCTTAATTAAATCTTCTAATAATAAAACAGGCTTTTGAGTTGGATGGTGTCCTGTGTAATCTTTTTTATATTTTAGAATATTGCTTTTGTATTTTTTGCCTTCCCATAGGTTAAAGGTGCTACCGTATTTTATTTTGTACTCATTATCTACCTTTTTCAATTCTTGGTATGTGTAAGGTATATTAATAGTCTTTTTTATGTGGTTAAATAAATCTTCAACCATTAATTCAAATACCATTCCGTTACCATATCCAAACTTTATAGAAGTGTGAAAATTTACGCTTTGTTCACTTGAAAAACGACCACTTGTACGCATTGCATTTAAGCAATCTTCTTTTGTGTGGTTTTCGTATATTTTAAAGAATATTTCTTTTAACGGATGCTTTGCTTCGTAGCAAGATTTTTTACTAAATACCAAAACATCTTCATAATAATTTAAAGGTGCTTTTTTAGCAGTCAGGGCATTTGCAAAATGGTCTTTTTCCCAAATCATAGAATAACAAAAAGGAATGTTTGCAATCTGTTTATTTATCAATTCATTTGTAAATGGCTGTTGAGCAAACAAAACCATTTTACCATTCTTTCTTAATATTCTATTTGCTATTTTGTAAATTTCGTTTGTATCAATTACTTCATCCCATTCACATTTACCACTCATTCCGTGGTTTACGTTTTTAATATCTTTAACCGTTCCATAAGGTAAATCTGTCAATATCAAATCAACGCTACCACTTTCTATTTTATCGCTTTCTATTAAGCAGTCGCCTTTGTATAATTCTATCATATTATATATAAATTCCCTTCTTCCAAATAACTTGCCCCCGAATCACCTCCATCAAGCCATAAACCATAAGCCATAATATTGGTGATCAATCCATCAATTTTTTTATTTGGTGTTTTAATATCTTTTTCAAGTTTGATGTTGCCGGATGGATCTGATTTCACCGCCGCATTCCCGGCCATCCACCGCAACACGGGGTTGCCGAAGTGGTTAAATTTCTTACTTTCAATGGCTGCTTGCATTTCTTTTGTTGGTGCGGTCATACTTTTAAAACCTTGCCTAAACTCTACCAAATCAAAACCCTCATCCATCAACTTTGGTGCTATGTGGTGACTATTCCAGTTGTCGTATGCAATGGTCCGTATGTCATATTCCTTCCTTAACTCACCCATTTTGTGAATGATAAAATCATAATCAATCACATTGCCGCTTGTTTCTTCAATCAAATCATCACGCACCCATTCACGGTATTGGATATTATTCTTGTCCGCCGATTGTGTTCCCTTATCTTCAGGCAACCAAAACCAATTTTTAGAATAATATTTTTCATCTATTTTCCACACCAATGAAAATGCAGTGATGTCACTTCGTGATGATAAATCAAGTCCACCATAACAAGGATAATCACGCAACATCTCATCATCAAAATCCCAATGTGATTTGGTCCATACCTCATCATTAATCCATCCATCCTTTGATTGTGTCCAAACATTTAAATAGTATCTTTTAAATGAGTTCAAACTTGCTGCACTCACCATTGCTTTGTTTGCTTCCTTTTCATATGCACGTTTGCCAATTGATATGTTGTAGTTTGGATTTGCTTTTTTCCAAGTACGTTCATCAAACGGATCATCTTCTTTGTCCGCACCATAAATGCAAACCAGTTGTGATTCATCTTCAATCAAACCTTTTGCAATGTCAATTGCTTGTTCGTGTCTTTGGTATCCAATACCATATAAATCAGAGCCAGCAGTTGTGATAATAAATGACAAAGGTTGCTTCCTTGCACCTTGTGATTTTTCAACCAT